ATCAATTATAGGTCTAACAACGGGAATAAATGGAGGAACTTTTGGATCTGGTTATAATGGAATTGTATCCATTGGTGTAAGTGTTTATGAAGATGGTCACAGTGGTGGAGTAGCATCTATTGGAGCTACTGTTGGTGTTGGAGGAACCTTAATATTCACTATTAATGATGGAGGAAGTGGATATACAAATCCAGAAATATTTGTGTCAGAACCCTCATATGAAAATCTTGAAGTTACTGGAGTTTCGAGGATTGGTGTTGGAGCAACAACCGATACAGGAATTGGATTATTAGTTAACATTGAAGTTGGTGCTAGTAGCACAACTGGAATAGGATCTACTTATTTTGAAGTTTCCAACTTCTCTATTAGTAGATCTGGATATTCATTTAAAAAAGGAGATGTATTCAAACCAGTTGGATTAGTAACTGATGGTAGATTATCCTCACCTATTTCCGAATTTGAATTCACTGTTTTGGATACATTTAGTGATAATTTTGGTGCTTGGCAGTTTGGTGAATTTGATTTTATTGACTCTATTAAAAACTATCAAGACGGTTCTAGAGTAAGATTTCCACTATTTTACAATGGATCTCTATTGAGTTTTGAAAAGCAAGATACTTCAGATTTGGATCTTTCCAATTTAATTCTTGTCATTATGAATGGAGTCATTCAAGATCCTGGAGTAGCATATAATTTTGATGGAGGTACTTCATTTACATTTACAACAGCACCAAAACCAGAGGATAATATTGCAATATTCTTCTATAGAGGAACTAGAGGGGAGGATGATTTATTAGTCACAAATATTTTACCCACACTAGAAAAGGGTGATGATGTTCAAGTATTCAGAAATGATAACATTTCCGAAACTGTTACTCAGGATAAGAGAGTTATTTTTGATCTTTCTTTCTCCGATAAGTTTGAAACCAATTCATATTCCGATCAGGGGATTGATGAGATAAATGATAAACCAATGTCATGGACAAAACAAAAAACTGATAGGGTTATAAATGGAGATCTTGTTTATAAAACAAGAGAATCAATAATATCTCAAGTTTATCCAACTGCAAAAATTATTGGGGATGTTAGTGATTCTGATACCAGATTATTTGTAGATGATCCAGATTTATTTACTTATAATCTTTCTGCACCATATACATTTTCTGGTATTTTAGTCGATGAAAAAGAATTATTATCGGCAAATATTACTGCTTCAATTGGTGTGGGAGGAACTGTTTCTTCTCTGACAATTTTGAATGGTGGTAGTGGATATACTGGATCTACAGTTGAAGTAAAATTTGAATCTCCGTTTAAAATTGGAATAGGTATTGGTACGACCGCATCCGCAACGGTTACTGTCGGTAGTGGAGGATCTTTAACTACTCCAATTAATATAACAAATCCAGGATTTGGATATACAGTAGATCCAAATGTTATAGTTTCTTCCCCAAATCAAAATATAGAAAATATTGTTAAAATAGAATCAATTAAAGGATTCTCTGGAATTATAACAGGAATTACTGCAACAACTAATGGTGGACAATTAGCTCTTAAATTTAATCTTAAGAGGAATACTACCTTTGGGAATGATTTGGAAGTAGGATATCCAATATTTGTAAAGAATACTCATGTTGGATCTGGAGTAATTTCTGTAGATAGTGGAGATTCTGCGGTTGTTGGTATTGGAACAACATTTTTGGATAATATTTATTATGTACATCAACTATCAACAGATGGTGTAAATGGAATTGCAACTTGCAATATTGATTCGGGAACTATAACGAGTGGGATAGATACGAGTGGAGACTTTGTTGGAGAATTTTCTTGGGGACTTATGACTACAATAACTAGATCTTCTTCACCAATTTCTATAGGAGTTACTGGCAAAACTGTAAATATTGGTCTTACCACATTCCCAACTATTCAGAGAAGAAACGAGGGATTGAGACAAAATGGATCTTTACCCGAAAAACTAGATTAATAGAATCCATATAAATATCTAAAAAACTATGTAATATGGCTGCTGTAGTAACAGATCAATTTAGAATTGCTAATGCGAATAATTTTGTAGATTCTGTACTGGATACCAATAATTCTTACTACGTATTTTTGGGATTATCAAATCCCGGAAGTTCCGGAAATCCTATTGGGTTTGGAAGATCTACAACATGGGATGATTCACCATCATCTCCTCCAAGTCCGATTGATAATTTTCAGTATTTGTCTCACTATAGAAATACTGCATTGTTTGGTAAAAAGATTAATAGTGCAAATATAAGAAGAGTTATAAGAAAAGTTACATGGACATCTAACACTAGATATGACATGTATAGACATGACTATAGTGTTTCAAATTTAACTCCGAATGCTCAGACAGCAAGATTGTATGATTGCAATTACTATGTAATCAACAGTGATTTTAAAGTTTATATTTGTTTGTATAATGGATCTTCAGGATCAAATATCTTAGGAAATACATCAAAAGATGAGCCAACTTTTACCGATCTAGAACCATCAGCAGCAGGTACAAGTGGTGATGGATACATTTGGAAATACTTATTCACAGTTTCTCCTAGTGACATTATAAAATTCGATTCTACCGAATATATTGTTCTCCCAAATGATTGGTCAACATCATCAGATTTTCAAATTCAAAGTATAAGAGAGGCTGGAGACTCTGAGATCAATAATAATCAAATAAAAACTGTCTATATTGAAGATGGTGGTAGTGGATATACATCGAAAACATACAACATTATTGGTGATGGAACTGGGGGACAAGTTTCAATTTCATGCAATGCTTCAGGAACAATCACAAGTGCAAAAGTGGTTTCTGGAGGAACAGGGTATACTTTTGGAATTGTTGATTTAGAAAGCACAGGTACTGTATCAAATCCGGCAAAATTAATACCAATTATCCCACCATCAAAAGGACATGGATATGACATTTACAATGAACTTGGTGCAGATAAAGTTTTAATTTATGCAAGATTTGATGATTCCACTAAAGATTTCCCAACAGATACTAAATTTGCACAGGTTGGAATTATAAAAAACCCACACAAATATAATTCATCTCAAGTATATACAAATAACACCTACTCCTCTCTAGGTGCAATAAAATTATCTTCTGTAACTAGCACTCCAGTTGTTGGTGCAGCAATGACACAAACTGTAACCGATGGTGTTGCAAGAGGATATGTTGCTTCATATGATAATGAAACAAAAGTTTTAAAATACTATCAGGACAGATCTTTATATTTTGCCAACAATTATGACCAAACCGATAGAAATGATGTTTCCTCAAAAGGTAAAGTATTAAGTTTTGAATCTTCTTCAGAAACAATTGTTCCTTTTGGTGGATCAATCGATACTGGATTTAGTGGAATATCTACAATTATAGGATCAAAACAGGTAAGTTTAGGAGTGACATTTAGTCAAGGACTTGCTAACCCTGAGATAAATAAGAATACGGGAGACATAATCTACATTGATAATAGGTCTTTAGTTTCAAGAGACTCTAGACAAAAAGAAGACATTAAAATCATTCTGGAATTCTAAGAAAAAATGGCACAAAAAACGAATTTAAATATCAATCCATACTATGATGATTTTGATCGTCAGAAAAATTTTTATAAGGTATTATTTAAACCAGGATTTCCAGTTCAGTCTAGAGAACTGACTACATTGCAGTCAATATTCCAAAATCAAGTAGAAGATTTTGGAAGTCATATTTTCAAAGAAGGATCGATGGTGATCCCTGGAAATATTACTTATGACGGGCAATTCTATTCAGTAAAAGTAAATTCTTCACAATTTGGAGTAGATCTTTCCGTTTATATTGATAATTTTTTGGGAAAAGTTGTAGTAGGGCAATTATCAGGAACTACAGCAAAAATTCAAAAAATAGTTTTGCCTGATGAAAGTGATGATGTACAATATATAACTTTATACCTAAAGTACCTGGAATCGGACCAAAATTTTGAATTTACCCAGTTTGAAGATGGAGAACTTCTTTATGCAAATGAAAATGTTGTTTATGGTAATACAACAATATCTGCAGGCACTCCGTTTGCATCATTAATTCCTTCAAATGCATCATCAGTTGGATCTGCAGTAT